GATTCTGTATAAAGTCCTTTGTCGTCTTCGCGCAAAGCCAATGTTTTATTGTTTGTCCGGGCGATTACAAAATTCTGATCATGGTTAAGCAGCGAAACAATATTACTGTTTTCTCTGAGGGTTTTTGCAAAAGCTCCACTTCGTACCACCTCATCAAACCATCCTACATCGTATACCGTGTCGAACGTGGACGCATAACCGTGGATTACTGGCGGCTTTGCATCATCCGCTCGGACTTCCGCGCTTATTTTCGCATTACGGATTTCCTGCTTATGGTTCATTTTGCACCTCAGAAAATTTACCAATAAAAAAAGACCAGTTACCTTGATTTCTCAAGATAACCGGCCTCATTTTTTGAATACCAGTTTTAATTATTAAATATAGTTTTTCGGATAACTAAAGTTTTATGCTTTCCTCTTTCTTACAAACAATGATTTTACCCGCTTCAAATTTAATTTCAAGGCTTCCATAAAATTTATTATCTATCAATACATTGATTAATGCAATCAATTTCTTTAATGTATCAAGCATTTTGTAAAATTTCCTCGCTTCTGACATTCTCCCATGAATCAAATGTATCCGTCAAAAGTTTTTCAGTATCGCCACCGGCGCACAGGGCAGACCTAATACTTTCTACGGAATTTATTATATGCTTGTCGGTGTAAGTATCAATATAATTCTTCGCATCCGTGCGATTTCCATTGATTTCAAAAAAGGATTCTATTGCCGGGGCGATGTTGCGTTTTACAAAATCCTTATGCTCTTTATAAAAATCATCCAACCATTGACCCCGAAGATTTTCTGGTTTTTTGCTGAATTGTCGCATAATATCAGCGCGTTCCCGTTTAACAATCCGTGTAATTGCATCACGGAAAACAGGCTGAAAGGCTTGATTTATCTCAGTTTTGCTACGCGCTTGCGGTATCAGTAGTGGTGTTTTCCCTTGCTTTGCTAAGTCTCCAGCTTTGCCAGCATTGTTGGCAGGTACCATATTCAATGGCACCAAGTAGATATCGCCTTGTTTGTCCGGTAGTGGATTCATATTTTCGAAAGCTCTGATATCGTTCGCGGATAAAAAACCGCTATTTCTGCCTACATTGTAGGCATTGTACCGGCTTACTATGTCCCCGCGTGTGAGACTGTCAACCAGAAATTGAGCGAAATATTCGTCATTATCCTCGCCAAATATATGTTTTTTAAGGCTTTGCTCCCAATTTACCAACCACGGGCGAACGCAATGAGTAACAAAATTGAGCGAGAGTTGTTCCGCGCTCGCGTTTGCGTAAGAACCTGAGCCGGTTTCCAAGCCAATCATCACGGGTGGGACATTAAAAAGCGTGCAAATATCTCGCGCCTGAAAGAGGCGCGTATTGTGCGTCACAATACCATTCGTTATATGTGTATGACAGCCTTCTACTTCTAGTCCTATAGTTTCACCTTCACCCATATCATCTATCTTTTTTACTCTATCGTAAAGGATGTTCTCTGTTGTATATTTACTGTCTTTTATTTTTGCATAATCTTTGAGTCTTTCTGCTTTTACTGTATGAGCTAACTTTAACAAAGCACTTATTTTTCTTACCTGTGAAAATCCAACAATGTTTAAATGATAACACGCTTTTATATTGCACATTTGTCCACAAACAAGTTTTTCACCGGCATCGTTTACTTTGTAAATCGCACTTTGTACGCCAAGCAGTGCTAATAAGTGTTGACACTCTTCCAATAATGTTCGATTTACGCTACTAAAAGAGAAGGCTGGCTGTGCTTTCTCATTTACAGATCTAATTGTTCCATCTGTATCAAAATATCCACTTAGAAAACCAATCCAAGCATCCTCACCGCCACTAAAAATAAATTTGGGTATTGTTTTATCATGGGAATGCTTGTCAACAAGTCCTGATTCGTTAATGAATTTTCTAAACTCACTCCCTTTGCATCCGCGGCCACCCGTAGAAATATCCCAATCATAATTATCACCGGTTTTTTTCTGCAAAGACGCGCCTAGCGAAGAAAGAATCTCGTTTACCCTCGAAGAGACTCCCTCATTTTCACCGGAAAATGAACAACTGCCAGCACGTAAATATCCATTGCCGATTAATGCGCCTAAAAGATATGCTTTTTTAAATTCAACATTTTGTTTTATGTTTTTTCCTGGATACCCAAGTCCTATTTTCAGATAATTACCAATTGCTAGATCGCACATTTTAACCCATTCTGGGTTACGATTTGCAATCCTACCCCCAGGTGTTCTTAATCTTTTTATAGTTAAACAAGGATGATCATGCGATGCGGTTAATGTTCTGCCTCTCGCTGTTGTTATTTTAATCAAAGTCTTTTTTTGTGTCTTTCCAGTGGCAGAAACTTTTGCCGCTAAGTATTGCCCATCGTTATAACCAATTACCATATCGCCAGTTTTTACATTTTCCACTTTTTCCAAAGTCCCATCAGCCATTGAAATCATTGTGCCAGGCACAACGCATTCCAAGTACTGCGAATCTTCTTGGCTCAAGCCCATCTGCGTGTAGTCCATACCCTCCTCAATAATTTTGACACGATGAGCTTTTGAAAGTCCTGTATATTTCCCGTCAAAAGACTTGCGGATATTGCTATGAGCGGTTGCAGATAGCTTGCCTGGATGTTTTAACACACATGACGGACTTGCCCCGTTGGCAAAAAATCTTGCCCCAAATTCTTCCGTTGCAAGAGAAAGCCCTATCGCCTCACGTCCTAAACGCACGGGAGAATATCCGATTACCCCATCACCGCCCAAGCCTTTGAAGTGGTAGACCTTTTCACGTCCCCAATTGACCGTACCGCCATTGGGTAATGATATCCTGTATACCAGTTCTTGCGTGTTTCGGTCTCGTTCTACTGATACGCGCGTAGGGATGATAGGCCAAAGTTCTGTGATATACCCAGCACGGTTATAAACCTTTTCCGCGTACGCATTACCCCTGAGCATTACAAATGCCTGCATCAATTGGAAAAATTCGAAGCTGGTTTGTTCGGGGTTCGGGGAGTCGTGGAGTAATTTATAAAGTGGGTGACTGTAAGCCTTTTCTTTTCCGTCTGGTGTAAGGCGTTTGTAGGTGTGCAGGGCAAGGGATGCGATTGTTCCGGACACGAGATTGACACAGGCATAAACCGTAGCTGACCGCATGGCGGTATCTGGCGTCACCGTTACACCGGTATTAGACTCCGCGCCCTCGGAGAACATGGCAGATATCGGGGTGGCTGGGTTCTCAGGGTTTCCATCTGAGCGATTTTCTTTGCGATTAAACGGCCACATAGTTTTCCCTCAAATTAAGAAATACTCAATAGCTCTTCTTTTTGCAAGTCCGCCTCATCCAAAGATAATATGCCACGGGTTTCGTAAATTGACGTCCCACCGGAACTATTACGCGAAAGCCTGTCTAATGCCATCACAAGTGCCACGATACCGTCAATTTTCCCTTGAGAGCTGGCTTTATCCGGCTTGAGATTATCAACCGCATCTCGTACCACGGTAACATTGTCCGCCATCCATCGCAAAACAGGGTTTCCCCCGTGATTGAGCTTTCTAGCAAGCAACTTTCGCTCGAAATCCTTCATCGGGGCGGCAAACGAGATAAAACCCAACCGCATTCCAAAAACCTTTACACCCTCGTTGACCAACTCAGTACCAAGTTGATGTGCCTGGAATAGGGCGTCTATATTCATGTCCACAAGGCCAAATTTTTCAGCATCAGAAATTATTTTATGCTTTATGAATGAAAAGTCAATACAATTCCCTGGTGTTGTTGTAAGAAATCCTTGTTTTGCCCATAATTGGTATTGTGCTTTGTATTTATTGCCGTCTTTCCACAATGCATCTTCCGGGCACCATAGCCGCGCAACAATATCAATCTTTTCAGGGTCTTCCTCATCTGGAAAAACCATAACCCATGCCGAAATATCGCTTACGCTTGATAGGTCAAGGCCGCCATAACAACGCCTGCCAACAAGCGAGTCCTCGTTGATGGATGACGTGTTGTTTGCGTCCCACATCTCAAGGCTTATCCATCTATCAGCCTGTTGTGTCCAGCGGTTGAGGTGTTTATTAAGAAATCCGTTTTGTGATGCAGGGGATTGTATCGCTTTTAAGGCTTTTTCTTTCAAATCGTTGATTTTTACGGATATGCCGTACGATGGATTAGCTTTCCGCCACGTCCGTTCTTTTGTCCAGTCGTCATCTTCGGTGTCTCCATCATGCTCTTTTACGTCCATTGCGGCAATAAAACAAAAAAAGGATTCGTCTTTTATGGCTCCCTTGAGTATCTTTTTTGCATACTCATGCTGTTCATAGCAAATGCCTTCTTGATTGCTACCTGCCGTTGTGATTGCAAAGATAAGTGGTTGCCTTCGCGCCCCCGTAGCAGTATCCAGGACATCCCACATGTCACGGGTTTTATGTGCATGCAATTCGTCGATGATGATTCCAGACGCATTCAGGCCATCCATCGTGTCCGCATCAGCGCCCAGGGGCATGTATTTACTCATTGTGGATGACACGGATAGATTATCCTTAAAAATCGCTATCATTTCTTTAAGGTCTTTTGAGGATTTAACCATGTTTGTTGCTTCTGTGTGAGCAATCCTGGCCTGATCTCTTTTGGTGGCAGCCGTAAAAACTTCTGCACCGGGTTCCTTGTCGCCAACCAGCAGGTAAAGTCCTATGGCCGCCGCAAGGGTTGTATTGTGTGTCGGTATATATCCATGTCCGCATAAATAGGTATGATTTGGAGAATCAACACTTATACAACGCATGGGTATTGGCTGTATTTCTTTTACTGATTTTACTTTGTAGAAATTATCTCTCCTTTTTATTGGCAATAGTTTATTTCTTTTTCTCGGTAACAAGAATGGATTGTTTTCAAAATCAGGGTTAAAAAATACCCTGTTTTTTTCCCCACAATCTTTTCCGTATAATGTTGCTCTTGATTTTATTATTCTTGCCTTCCAACTGAAAGAACAGGCAAGTCGCCAAACGCCATGCGCTAAAGAGAGATTTTTATTACAAAACTCAACCTGATTATATTTCCCCCCAATACATCCATCTGAATCAAGAAGCCCTGCGAGTAATTCTAAACGTTGAGACTTTGCGGCAGAAAAATAAACATCAGGGATATGTTTATTGTTTAATAAATTATTTTTCCTCAAATCAATCTGAAATCCTTTTTTAACCACAAGCGTTGCGGCACGCTCATGTACATAATTTGATTTATCACGAATCGTATAATCATAATTTGTTTTCCCTTTTAAATATGAAATATAATAACTTAAATCACTTTCATTTCCTGTAATATGCGCACATGCACTTGTGCCGTCTCCGAGCCAAAGCCCTAAGAGATAAGGATGTATAGGAAGCTCCTTTGTTGGTGAGTCAATCGGTCGAGGTCTGTCAATGGAACAATTTAATTCTTTTTTATGTTTCCCTGTAAATAATATGTTTTTAAGTTGCCGGGTTGTAACTATCCTTGAATTATTTCCATAAATTATCTTATCACCCCGCCAATATTTCATTCTCCCACACCCCCCCAACTTCCCATTCTTCGTGAAGGATTTTCTATCGTCTTTTGTTTTTATAGTCCATTGATGGTCTGCACACGCTCTTATTTTCTCGTTATTTGAAAAAGTTATTTCATAGCTTTCTGGATTATTGTCAATTTCCGAAAGTGCAATTACTTTACATATATCGCCTTCTCCAGAATAAATTTCATCGCCAATTTTTATTTCATTTAATAATTTAAAACCAGTAGGTGTTGGTATTGGAGTATTTAAATCCAGCATTTTCCCGTTCTTCCTCGGAATTTCGACATATGCAATCCGAAAACGCCTGTTTCCATCTGCTATCTTTTTCCAACCGAAAATTGAGCTGATTAAAAAGCATTGCCACGGTTCGAGGATGAACGGGTTTCCAGCCCATTCCCCTTTGGAGTGTACCAAAAATTTTTCAATGAACCCAATTACGTGATCCGCGGCCGGGCGATACATACAAATGGCTTGCAGAAGGCATAATCATGATTTAAAAAATGCCAGAAAGTTGGGCATTTATTTTGACCAAGTGGCCGCGGATCAC